TATATACGTCCTCCTGGGACGTATATAGGTTGGAAACTGCCGGAATCGGCAATCATAAAAACACTGCGGAAACGTTGGTGCATCAGCGTTAAGCGGTGTTTTTTATTTTTTAGAAATTGGAGTGAGTCGGAAGTGTTTTTCAGATCATTTTACACATTTTTTACACAATCATCTTACCGAAAATATCAGCGCTTCTCTTTTCGTCACGGGCTCTTAATTCCTTGAGAACGTGTGAGTATGTGTTAAGTGTTGTTTCGATGTCGCCGTGGCCCAATCGTTCTGATACATAATAAATCGAAACTCCTTGGTATAATAAAACACTGGCATGAGTATGCCGCAATCCGTGAATTGTTATCCGCTTAATCCCTAATTCTGTGGACAGCCTGCCGAGCATCTTATTGACTGTATTGTTTGTGATCACTTTATATTTTGAGGCCGGACTGTAAAAGACGAGCTTCTTAATATTTTCGGGTGTATTTTCAAAATACTCTTCAAACAGCTTCATCGTTCGTTTATCCATTTTTATGACCCGGATAGACTCTTCGTTTTTCGTCGGCCCGAAACCTTCATGCATTTTGTTCGTGTAACCCCACGTTTTTGTGACGCTGATTGTGCTGTTAAAAAAATCAAAATCCTTTCTCGTCAGCCCGACAAGCTCACCGAATCGCATACCGGATGTTAAGGCAAGCAGAATTAAATAATACGTAGGTGTTTGATCCAGCCGGCTTAAAACCGTTTTGAGTAGTTTCTGACTTTCTCCATACTCTAAATGCTTTTCTTCTGTTCGTTTGCTTTTTTCACCCGACAGTACAGCATCCCGCGTGAAGTCCACACGAATGATTCCCTCATCTACCGCATTTCTCACACACGCCCTAATATGCGTATTTAATTTACGTGTGGAAGACTTCGCATGAGTTTGTCCGTATTCGTTCAGAAACGCCTGATAGGAGCGTTTCGTGATGTTTTGAAGGGGTTGATCCCCGAAATAACTTTTGACCGTTTCCAAGCTGTTTTCGTAACGCTGTAACGTGTTCTTTGATACGTCCGTTTTAAATGTTTTCAGCCAATTTTCGAAATACTTATCAAAAGGTTCCGGTCGCAAATGAGGGACTACTCCCCGACTTAACTCTGCTTCCACTTCTGCTGCCGCTATATGCGCTTCTTTTTTCGTTTTGAATCCACTCTTGCGGATCGGTTTTGATTTTCCGTTTACCGTCCGGCTGATCGTATACTGCCAGACCTTTCCGCGCTTTTGGAAACTTGCCATGTGTGTTCCTCCTTTTGAAAAAAGCAGCTGACCCGAATGAGGGAGCTGCTTTTTTTTAATTGCTACCGGTAGTAATTAAAGATCTTGCGAAAATTTAACCGCCTTGCCGATGATGTAAGCCGGGTTTTGCTCATTTACAACGAGAGGTTTATGTTTCGGGTTGTCCGGCATCAAAACAACTAAGCCGTCTTGCTTCACGATTCTTTTTAATGTCGCTTCTTCATTACCATTAATCAGCACGGCGGCAATTTCCCCATTTTCAACGTCTGGCTGCCGTCGGATCATCACCCAGGCGCCATTCGGGATTGTCGGCTCCATGCTGTCTCCTTGCGCCTCCAGGAACATGATTTCACCTTTCGGGACAAATTCTGCGATTTCTTCACGGTACCCGTCGAAATTTTCTTCCGCATAGATCGGATCACCGCAGGCGATTTTGCCGAGGATTGGGATTTTGACGATCTTAGAAGTGCTTCTAACTAAATTAGAAGGACTGTCATCCCCGAACATCAACTCTGCAACATCGACACCAAGCGCTTCAGCGAACCTTCCGACATCATTAATAGAAATCTTTCTTGTTCCCTTATAATACCGATTGATGGTGCTTCTATCGGTGCCGATCCTTCTGGCGAGCTCCGCGCCGGTAATACCTTTTCGAGAAGCAATCGCTTTTACTCTCTTGGCCACTTCTAACGAATCTACCAATCGTTTCACCTCCCTTCCCTTCATATACTATCATGTTTCCTAATAGGAAACAATATAATTTGAAAATAAAAATTTGTAATTTTTTAAATGTTTTTGTTGACATTCGGGAAACATCGGTGATATTATACAGGTACAAGGAAGCGAGGTGATGAAAAATGAACTTCGACTACAATCGTTTAAAAGGTGAGCGCATCGCGAAAGGCCTTACCGTTCAAGAAATGGCGGACGCTTTAGGGGTTTCGAAAGGAACTTACTCAAAAAAAGAGAATGGTAAACTGCCAATTACTGTAGAAGACTTCGTTGTCATTTCCAGTAAATTAGGAGTTACGAGAGAGACTATAAACATTTTTTTTACGGTTAATGTTTCCGATTCGGAAACGATAGTAATTTGAATTGGGTGACCGATTGGAAACATCAATGAAAAGATGAAGCGCTGTGGTACCGAACCAATGACGGTACAGCCGGAACTTATAGCTTATAAGACGGCAGCAACATCAGAATGCAAGGGAGGGGGAGAGAAATGCAGCAATTAGAGGTTTCCTTATCAATAGTAATTCCACAGGATCAAGTACTTATTTCAAAAGTGGAATTGCAGGAATTAAAACGTCAAGAATTGTCGGGTGTCTACTGGAATATGAAAGATTTGCAGAATCGAATTAACAAAAGTGATAAGTGGATCAAAGAAAACATTCTTTATCCTCAAAAATTCCGAAAGAAACTTGATAGCGAAAATGGGGGCTTCGTATACTACCCGAAAAATCAAGGTCAAACATGGTCCTTTCAAGCAGTCAAAATGGCTGAGTTTTTAGATAAGTATTTCAGTCAAATATTCTCGGGTAGCAATTAAGTTAAAAAAGAAGGTGCATGATGGTAGATTCCACTATTCAGCAATTCTTTAAAGTCGCTGAAATTGTCGTCTGGGCTGTTGCCGTCGGAAGCTATACAGGCATCGTCTTCATCTGCGGCCGTGCCTGGGAGTACGCAAGCCCAACGCGGAAGAAGTCAGATGAACACAAGTAGATATATGCAAAATTCATTTAAGGATGTGATCGAGACATGGGCGATATGGCAGAAATGGTTCTGGACGGCTTAATCTGTGAACGTTGCGGCTCTTTCACAGACGAAGAGGAGTCCGGTTATGCAAAACTTTGCGGCGAGTGTGAAAGAGATCTTCGCCAGAAGCAAGTGAGACCGCGCCGTTTTTGGAAAAAGAAAAACCCACCGCGCCAACGGTGAGCTTTTGAAAAACTATTACACTGTTATCTTATCACGAAAGGATGATCATTCACATGGAATTTAAATTAACGATCGAAGCGCCAGGTCTTGAAAAAGCAATTTTGCGCCTGGCTGATGCTATTCAGGGGGGCGGACAGTATGTTTCAGCAGCAGAACAAAAAACACAGGACAAGCCAAAAGCCGAACCGGATGAAACGGAAAAAGAAACTCCTGCAGAAACGCCAAAAGCAGAAAATCAGCCACCAGCGGACGTAGAAGGGAAATCGGAGGTAGATCCGCCGGCTGATTCTGGAGGAAGTGAAGAACCTGGCATCACGTTAGACGTTCTGACGACCAAGACGCGCGAGTTTATCCAAAGCAACCCAGCCCATCGGGAGAAGCTGAAAGACTTCTTGACGGAAAAAGGTGTCGGCAAGGTGACAGAGCTGCCCGAAAGCGAATATGCGGCGGCACTCGAATTGATGGGAGAAAGTGTCTAATGGCTGGTCATGCTGAACGAGATCATGCCGTCTTGTCCGCAAGCGGAGCGCACCGATGGCTGAAATGTACAAAATCAGCAAGCAAAGAGAAAGGCATTGCCGATACGACAAGCGAGTTTGCAAAAGAAGGGACATTTGCTCACGAATTATCAGAGCTGCATTTCGCCCATCTGTTTCAAGGTATGACAAAACGGACGTTTAACAGCCGACTGAAAAAGATGAAGCAGAACGAGTTTTACACGGAAGAGCTGCACGAGTATGTGCGGGAATATGTCGATTTGGTAGAGGAGCGAGTGCATGCGGCTCGTGCACGGGGTGAAGCCGTGCTGATGTTTGAAGAGCGGCTGGACTTATCTGATTATGTGCCGGAATCGTTCGGGACAGGTGACGTCATTATCATGTCCGGCGGCGTGCTCGAAATCATCGATTTAAAATACGGCAAAGGCATTGAGGTCAACGCTGAAAACAATGCCCAGCTTAGGTTGTATGCGCTTGGAGCCTTATCGCTGTTCGACCTGCTCGAGGACGTGGAAGAAGTGGTCATGACAATTATTCAGCCCCGCTTGGACAACATATCAACAGAACAATTGCCGGCAGACGAATTGAAAGCTTGGGGACTTGACTATGTAAAGCCTCGTGCGGAAATGGCGTGGAACGGTGAGGGCGAGTTTGTACCGGGCGACCATTGCCGTTTTTGTAAGGTGAAACACACCTGTCGGGCACGGGCGGAAGCGAATCTGAACGTGCCGCAGAAACTTGTGGATCCGGACCTGCTTACACCGGAAGAGATTTCAGACATTCTGTTCCAGGCGGATGAGCTGCAGAAATGGGCGAAGGACGTCCAGGATTACGCGCTTGAAAAAGCCCGGTCCGGTACGGTGTTTGAAGGTTGGAAAGTTGTAGAGGGGAGAAGCAGCCGGAAGTACACCGATGAAGAGAAAGTCATGCAGAAGCTTGAAGAAGAATTTGATGTTGACCAGTTTACAGAAGTAAAACTTCTGACTATTTCGAATCTTGAAAAACGGCTTGGAAAGAAAACAGTATCAGACCTATTAGGCGAATTGATTGTGAAGCCTCCAGGCAAACCTGCTCTCGTCCCTGAATCGGACAAGCGTCCGGCGATCGGCTCCGCGGAAGCGGCAGCTAATGAATTTGATGTCATCCAAAACTAACTATTAAAGGAGAAGTGAATTTTTATGAAACGTGATGGAACAAAGGTTATTACAGGAAAAGTACGTGCGAGCTATGTGAATATTTTTGAACCAAAAGCGATCAACGGTGAAGGTGAACCGAAATACAGCATGTCCATCATCATCCCTAAATCCGAAACGAAAATGATTAAGTTAATCGAAGAAGCTATTGAGCGGGCGAAGCAGGAGGGTAAGGCGAAATTCGGCGGCAAGATCCCGGCTAACTTGAAAACACCTTTACGTGACGGCGATTTGGACCGCGAGGATGATCCTGCGTATGCGGACAGCTACTTTATCAACCTTACAAGCAAGACGGCACCCGGCATCGTGGATCAAAACAAGATCAAACTGACCGATTCAACAGCGATTTACAGCGGATGCTATGTACGCGTGTCGCTTAACATGTACGCGTTTAACACTAACGGTAACAAAGGTATTGCGGCAGGACTAAACAACGTGCAAAAGTGGGCAGACGGTGAATTCCTGGGCGGTCGTGCAAGTGCTGAAGATGATTTCGACGAGCTTGAAACTGATGATGACGATTTGATTTAAACCCTTGCGGGTGAAAGCCCGCTTTTCTCTATCTAAAAAGGCGGTGAAGCAGTGAGAACGCTGGGTATCGACATCGAAACCTATTGCGAACTGGAACTAAAAGACGTGGGCGTATATCGATACGTCGAGCACGACAGTTTTGAAATTTTGATGCTTGCTTATTCATTTGACGGCGAACCCGTCAAGATCATTGATTTTGCGGCTGGGTGGACTGACCCGCCTGAAAGTGTGCGGGAAGCCCTAAAAGACCCGAACGTCATTAAAACAGCGCACCATGCAGCGTTTGAACGGACATGCCTTGCCAAGCATTTCGGCTTTGAGATGGATCCGGATCAGTGGCGCTGCACGATGGTGGATTCGACGAGGCTTGGTCTGCCCGCTGCGCTTGGTCAGGTAGCGGAAGTGTTAAAAATGGACGTGAAGAAAGATACAGCAGGAACGGCGCTAATCAACTACTTCTCAAAGCCGTGCAAGCCGACGAAAGCAAATGGCGGGCGGACACGGAATCTGCCTGAACACGATCCGGAAAAGTGGCAGCAGTTTTTAAATTACTGTATTCGGGATGTAGAAGTCGAACAGGAAATCCGGAATCGTATTTCGGTTTTTCCCGTTCCGGAATTTGAGCAGAAGCTGTGGTCGATTGATCAGCGGATTAACGACCGGGGTGTCCGGCTGGATCCGGAACTGGTAGAAGGTGCGGTAGCGTGCGACGTCCTGACCAAAGAGCAGACGATGGAAGCGGCACGGCAACTGACAGGACTGGACAACCCGAACAGCCCTACGCAGCTTCTTGAATGGCTGCAGGCGCAGGGGGTGGACATCCCTAATATGCAGGCAGATACAATCAAGAAATATTTAAAGCAGTGTAAAGAAGGACCCGTTCACGAGGCACTGAAGCTTCGGCAGGAGTTGTCGAAAAGCAGTGTTAAAAAATACGCCAAAATGCAGGATATGATCTGCAAAGACAGCCGAGTGCGAGGGCTATTCCAGTTTTATGGCGCATCCAAAACAGGGCGCTGGGCAGGACGGGGCGTGCAGGTGCAGAATTTGACAAAAAACAAAATGAGCCTTTCCCGCATCAATGATGCCCGTGAATTGATCAAGCAGCAGGATTTTGAAAGTCTGGATCTTTTGTTTAGCGAAAGCCGGCAGAACATCTTGAGCCAGCTGGTGCGCACCTGCTTTATTGCGGAGCCGGGACACAAGCTTGTGGTGTCCGACTTCTCCGCCATTGAAGCGCGCGTCATTGCCTGGTATGCCGGTGAAAAGTGGCGGCTGAATGTGTTTGAAACGCATGGAAAGATTTATGAGGCCTCGGCATCACAAATGTTTAACGTGCCAATTGAGCAGATCGGGAAAGGCTCTGACCTTCGTCAGCGCGGCAAAGTCGCGGAATTAGCCCTTGGCTATCAAGGCGGGCCCGGTGCATTAATCAGTATGGGCGCCCTTGAAATGGGCGTTGCGGAAAACGAACTAAAGCCGCTGGTCAATGCCTGGCGGGAAGCCAACCCAAATATCGTGAAATTTTGGTACGCCTGTGACGCGGCAGCCATTGAAGCGGTACGTGACAAAAAAGTGGTACAGACACACGGCATTACCTTCCGGCGCGATCGGGGCTTTCTCATGATCGACCTGCCAAGCGGCAGAAGCCTGGCATACGCCAAGCCCCATATTGTTAAAAATCAATTCGGACGTGACGCGGTTGCCCATTTTGGATTGGACGAGCGGAACAAGTGGTCACGCGTTGAGGCATACGGCGGTAAATGGGTGGAGAACATTGTGCAGGCAACGGCACGTGACTTGCTTGCGGTCAGCATGATGAGGCTAGAACAAGCGGGCTACCCTGTTGTCATGCACGTACACGACGAAGTGGTGTGCGAAGTACCTGTGGAAAACGAAAACGCTCTGGCGGAAGTGGAAGACATCATGGCACAGCCCGTTGAATGGGCGGCAGGGCTGCCCCTTTCAGCCGACGGCTTTGAAACACATTTTTACAAAAAGGACTAGGAGGAGAACACGTATGAAGCTGGAGATCAGTGGCGACACAGTCGCTTTGAAAAATTGGATGGATAGTGAGAAGAAGCGGGCAGTCAAGGCAGAAAAGCAGTTTGAAAAAGCACGGAACGCGCTGCGGAAGGAAATGCGGAAAAAAGACCCACAAGCTCAGCTGCCAACCCTCACCTCGTCAGAGGTAAAGCGGATTGAGGGCTGGCAGGAAGCGCAACGTTTTTGCGATACGCGCTATATACAACCGATTGCGATCGGTGCAGTGGTTGTCAACGGCAAGCTGCTAGTGCAAATGCTTAAAAAGATTGAAGGACTGCCTATTGCGATGACAGTTGATAAAGACGTTCTTGTTTTACAGTATGATGCACCGGGTGGGGAAGGGTCACTCGAACTATACGACTTGTCCAATCACTATCCAGAGAAATTGGTACCGGAAGGGGTGCTGGTCGATGGATAAGCAAGCGCTACTGAAACGCTATGCGCCGCAATATGTCAGCTTATCGAGAAAGGAGTTATCCGGCGTCATTGTAGACGGCGCCGGCACAGCGTGGGTGACGGACAGCTACCAACTGCTGATGGTTCGAGGGTTTTTTCAGCCGGCGGATCCTTGGCAGCTACTCCATCCGAAAACATTCAAGCCGATCAAACTGGAAAAAGGGGACGAGCCGCCGAAAAACCTTGAACGGCTTGTTCCGGATGATGTCCTCAATCCCTATACGGTGACGCTGGACGAAAGTGGTATTCAGGAAGCACTTCAAGCGGCAGATTTGATGAGCAAGGCGGCGGAACTTTGCTGTAAAACGAAGCCGCCGGCTGTCGATCTTGTTCAGGATGAATTCGCCATGCTGCAGATGAGCTTTCAAGATCGTACCATGGGCGTGTCAGCGAAAGTATCGTTCGGCTGTACTCACCACGATATTAACATTGCCTTTAATCCGATTTTCTTTTTCCGGGCGCTAAAAGTATTTCGCGATGCCGACAGTGAACAAGTCATCATGCGGTTTCCGGATAGTGGGGTGCGCCCATTTGTGATCGAAGATCCAGTACAAGGGATTCTCGTACTGATCTTGCCTGTGAAAAAACTCGGAGGGCACGTGTGATGGAGAAGCGTTATTACTACATTACACCAGACGACTGGGAAACGGCAGAGCGAAACAACCTGAATCGAAGTACCGTTAGAAGCCGTGTGAATACATACGGCTGGGATATTGACCGGGCAGTAACGACTCCTGCGAACCCTATCAAGCGCTACGCATTCACAAAAGAAGAAAAAGAGTTGATGGATAAAAATGGCCTGAAATTAAACACGGTTTACTGTCGCATCCGGAGAGGTTGGGACCGACGAGAAGCGGTCACTACACCTGCTATGAGTCTTGAACAGGCGGGCAAAATAGCAAGAAAGGTAAACTGCACACGCTTTACGGAAGAACAGTTGATCGTGATGGAGCAGAACGGCACCCCATACAACACAGCGTTTAACCGGGTCGCAAAACTCGGCTGGAGTGTGGAAGAAGCGATCAGCACACCCGTCATGTCTAGGGATGCGGCGCTCAAGCGGGCATGGGCGGAATCGCCTTTCCGAAACACGAATGACGTTTTGTTTAAACCGTTGGGGGCGAGGTCACCATGAATATAAAAAAAGGTCAGAAATTACACAGAAAATCGGTATTTTGCTGGATACGCATTGCCGTTCGTGCCCCCGTCCAAAACATAAAAATCCAAAAAAGCAATGCGCGGGGTGCGAGGTGTTTGACCAGCTACAGGAGTGCGGTCAGCAGCTGAATCAGATGTCTTTATCAAAAAAGAAAAAGGAGGAACCTGTAGTGGAGAAAACGACAAATATAGCCGAGCAGGCAGCGGCTGCCCAGAAAATTATATCTGAAAACAAGCCTGGTCGAAAAGCAGCTAAGGGGAAACCAGCTAAGGCGATTGATCAGTCGAGTCAAGCAGACGAAGTGAAACAGCAGATCGAAAGTCTTGTGAAAGAGCGGGACGAGTTGAAGGCAGAAAACGAGCTTTTAAGAAAAAGAATTGCTGAAATAAGCCCCCATAAACATTTTGAAGATGGGCTGCTTATGACTAACAAGAACAATCGAGAATGGTTAGACTCGTTAAACGAGGAGGATACTCTCCTACACTTAATAGGCCTTATTTACCATTATGATGTAGGTACAATAAGAGATGAAGAGGAAAATTTTGATGAATCTCATTGGGGAAAACAAAGGGATGATATGTTGACATTTTGCGAAGAACGCCTTGGAAAGCTATTGAGATGGAAAAAGTTAAAAGAATGGTACGGAAGACGTAAAACCTCATAAACCGAACTGAAAGTTAAATACCCGATAAAACAACGTCACAACAGACACATATAGCGAACTAAAATTAAGGAGGAATATCAATGAAAATCAATGAAATGGAAGTAGTAGGTAAAGAATTTGCTTATGATGGCTGTCACAAGATTTATATAATTGAAAGCGAAAGCGACAAAAGAGATGCGGTAGAGACAGGTTATGATATTTACCCTATTAATGAGCTAGAATCAGCGTTTAGAAATTCTTGCGGGTTACAATTTATCAGTAATTGGTCATTAAATAAAACATATGCGGGGCAGTTTGAAGAAACAATTTTTGAATATTGATGTAATGTCGTATTTCGTCCAAACAACGTCACGGTAGACACATAATACGAAGGAGGATTTTATATGAACCCGGTAAAACCTTATTCAGAAGAAGAATATAAAAAGGCTAAAGAACAGCGGTTAGACTTAGATAATTGGAATGATTATGTTAAGTATTTTCAATTAGGTGAAGATGAAAATATTGAATAGTTCGAACATACTGAACAACAGACACATTAAGTGCAATAAGAAGGAGGGAATAAAATGAGCTGTATTTATTTTTTTGATAAAAAAATACAAAAGTAATATATAACGCTGCAGAAGCGGTGGGAATCGACTGTCGAGGAGATGAGGTGTATCCGCATGACTATATCTGGATTAAACCGAACGGTGAAGTGATTAATCACGCGAATATATCGGACTATCTGCTTGAAGAAGCGGGATTTAAGTTTATGAAAGCGAGCGAACACGACTGGAATGAACAAGATTGATAGTATCGTTCGAAACACTAGAATGCTATGAATCGTAAAGTTAGAAAATCCAAGCAGCAAAGAGTGGTGAGAACATGGAACATGCGGAAACCGTTAAAAACTTACAGCATGATGGCACGATCAGCATTGCCACTGCCAGCAGCCGGACATCCATCAAATGGCAGAATCAAGAGCTGCTTTGGTCTGATTTTTTGGACAAGCTCTCTACTACCGTACGGACGAAGGAAACAGCAGCGGAATACCGGAAAATGCCGAAAACCAAGCAAGACCAGATCAAGGATGTGGGCGGGTTTGTCGGCGGACGGTTAAAAGGCGGCAGGCGAAAAGCGGATAAAGTGTTTAACCGCTCCATCCTGACCCTTGACATCGACTACGGGGAAGAAGGTATGGCAGACATTATTGATATGCTATTCAGCCACGCCTATGCCCTGTATTCGACGCATAAGCACACAAGCGAGAAGCCGCGCCTGCGGTTTCTCGTTCCATTTACCCGACCCGTTACGGCAGAAGAGTATGTCGCAATCGGGAAAAAAGTCGCGGAGCAGATCGGCATCGACTATTTTGACGATACCAGCTACCAGCCGCACCGGTTAATGTACTGGCCAAGTACGTCAACGGATGCCGAATTTGTTTTCTCATACCAGGATGCACCTTGGCTGGATCCGGATAAGGTGCTTGCAAAGTACACGGACTGGCGCGACCCTCTCGAATGGCCAGAATCTTCACGCCAGCAGCTGGACCGCAAAAAGTTGGCGGATAAGCAGGGCGATCCACATGAGAAAGCCGGTCTTGTCGGCGCATTCTGCCGGACATACACCATAGAAGAAGCGATTGAAACGTTCCTTTCCGACCGTTATGAGAAATTCCAGGAAGGGCGATACACCTATGTGCATGGCTCCACCGCCGGCGGCTTAATCATCTATGATGACGGCAAATTTGCGTATTCCCACCACGGCACGGACCCTGTGAGCAGTCAGCTTGTCAATGCGTTTGACCTAGTAAGGATACACCTGTTCGGTTTGCAGGACGAGGATGCGGATCCAAAGACACCTGTAAACCGCCTGCCAAGCTACACAGCCATGCGGGAGTTTGTCCGGAAGGATCCCGGTGTCAAAGAGGCAGCGGCACGTGAGCGATTAGACAGTGCCGTGGAAGAGTTTGACGAGATTGAGATTGATGTGGAAGAGAAGCCGGACCTGAAATGGACGCGCAAACTAACGTATGACAAGTCCGGCGAAGTCGAGTCCACGGTGCCGAATATCGTACTTGTCCTGGAAAACGACCCGCTGCTAAAAGGAAAAATCGCCACAAACGAATTTAGTAATCGCTTGATGCTTCGAGGCTCCGTGCCTTGGCGCAAAGTGGTCAAAAGTGAAAACTGGACGGATGGCGATGACGCAGGGCTTAGAGATTACCTAGAACGTATTTACCACATGTATAACAGGGGCAAAACAGAAGACGCGGTAAAAGTGATCAGCGAAAAGCATCGCTTTCACCCCATCCGTGACTACTTAAAGCCGCTTGAGTGGGATGGTACTCCGCGGCTGGACACGCTTTTTATCGACTATTTAGGTGCAGACGACACTGAATTAAACCGCGCCGTGACGCGAAAAGCTTTTACAGCGGCGGTGGCTCGAGTGATGAAGCCAGGTATTAAATTTGACTACATGCTCACACTTTACGGTGCGCAAGGGGTCGGAAAATCGATGATTCTCGACCGGATGGGACGTGAGTGGTTTAGTGATTCGATCACATCAGTCAGCGGGAAAGAAGCGTTTGAGGCATTGCAGGGCGCATGGATTATCGAAATGGGTGAGCTGTCAGCTACCCGAAAAGCGGATGTGGAGTCCATTAAACATTTTATTTCTAAGCGGGAAGACCGGTTCCGCGTCGCATATGGGCGGCACACCGAGGACTTTCCGCGGCAGTGCGTGTTTTTTGGCACCACGAATGATGCGAACTTTTTAAAGGATAAGACCGGCGGACGGCGCTTTTGGCCGGTAACCGTCAATGCGGAAAAACGGAAAAAGCGGTGGTCGGAGCTGACAGATTCGGAAATCGGACAGCTGTGGGCGGAAGCCAAACATTACTACGAGGAAGGGGAGCCGCTTTATTTGAATGACCGCATGGAAGCGGAGATGAGATTGATTCAGGAAGCGCATACGGAGGAATCGCCATGGTTCGGCTTGGTACAGGAATACCTAGAAAGAAAGCTGCCGGAGGACTGGGAAGAGAAGGACCTGGCAGAACGTCGGATGTTTTTAAGCGACGATTTTGGCGAGTCGAAAGGCACCATAACCCGCAACCGGGTGTGTGCACTGGAAGTGTGGTGCGAGTGTCTAGGTAATGATGCACGTCGTTTTTCGCCGCTGGAGCGCCGGGAGATCAACGACATCCTGCGGAAAATGCCGGGCTGGAAACCGAACGATAGCAACATGAAAGGTACATTAAGGTTCGGAAAACTGTATGGGGTTCAAAGGGCATATATCCGAGAAGAAGACCTGATTTAGTGTGGGCGAAATGTTTTAGTGTGGGCGTGTGACAAATTTTACCGTGTGGGCGTTGTGGGCATAATTTTCTGTTTCGCCCACGTCTTTCGCCCACGCTTTCAAGCCAAGCGTATCAAGGGTTTGAATAGATAGTGTGGGCAATGTAAACATAATTTTAATAAAAATAGAAAAATAGAGAATTAGGCGCACGATACACACGTATCACGTACCTAATATACCTAATACAAATATATTATAAGACCATTTGTTTTCATGCCCACATGCCCACACCTAAAAAATGGAAGGTGAAAGCGAACATGAGAGAGCGGGACGTCGAATCCTACTTAAAAACGAACATTGAACGAATTGGCGGCATGTGCCTTAAATTCGTTTCACCAGGAAAATCTGGAGTGCCAGATCGCATTTGCCTTTTACCGAATGGACGGCAATTTTTTGTTGAATTGAAAGCGCCAGGGAAAAAGCTGACAGCTCTTCAGCGAAAAGTGAAAAAACAGTTCATGCAGCTTGGACATACCGTATTTGTTGCCGATTGTAAAAAAGAAGTCGATGAGATTATCGATTACGTCACAGGGAGGTGGCCGGAATGACTATTGAGTTTCAACCCCATCCATACCAGGCTTTCGCCATCGATCAGATTTTAAAAAATAAAAGTTATGGTCTCTTCCTAGATATGGGTTTAGGCAAAACAGTGTCCACTTTAACAGCGATTGAAAAGTTAATGTTCGACGATCTGGAAGTTTCGAAGGTGCTGGTGATCGCACCGAAACGTGTTGCCGAAGATACCTGGAGCCGTGAAGTATTTAAATGGTCCCATACCGCACACCTGCGGGTGTCGAAAGTGCTTGGCACAGAAAAACAGCGCAGGCAGGCCTTGCAGAAGGATGCCGATATCTATGTGATCAATCGAGAAAACGTCGAGTGGCTAGTGAATCTGTATCAGGGGAAACCGATCCCATTTGACATGCTGGTGGTGGACGAGCTGTCCAGTTTTAAGTCGCCGTCGTCGAACCGGTTTAAAGCACTGCGTAAAATTCGGCCGTCGTTTAAACGGTTTGTTGGATTGACTGGCACGCCTGCACCGAACAGTTTACTAGATTTGTGGAGCCAGGTGTATTTAATTGATCGGGGTGAGCGACTTGGAAAAACGATGACGCAGTACCGAAACCGATACTTTTATCCGGCGCAGACGGATCCTGTAAATCCCCGTGTTGTGTATAAATATGAGCCGCGACCGGAAGCAGAGAAGAACATTTACGAATTGATCGATGACATCTGTGTGTCGATGAAAGCGAAAGACCACTTGCAACTGCCTGAACGCATTGACAACATTGTCACCGTGACCATGTCTGCCAAAGAAAGAGCGGAGTATGGCGAATTGGAACGTGAACGTATCTTGGAATGTGTGTCTGGGGACATCGTCGCTTCTACTGCCGGTGTTTTGAGCCAGAAACTTCTGCAGCTGTCGAACGGGGCGTGTTATAACGAGAATCAAGGAGTACAGCACATACACGACCGGAAACTTGATGCACTGGAAGACCTTGTGGAAGGCGCACAAGGACAGCCGATTTTATTGTTTTATAGTTTTAAGCATGATCGTGACCGGATTATGAAAAAATTCAAGCGGGCGGTGTCGATCGACGCGGACCACGCCATTGAACGGTGGAATAACGGTGAAATCGAACTTCTCCTAGCACATCCGGCATCAGCAGGACACGGGCTTAACTTGCAGTATGGTGGGCATATCATCGTATGGTTTGGGTTGACATGGTCGCTTGAATTGTATCAGCAGGCGAATGCCCGACTTCACCGGCAGGGGCAGGAGCAGACGGTAATCGTGCACCATATTTTAACAAGCGATACGATAGACCAGCGCGTACTGGATGTACTGCAGGGCAAAGAAAAAGGACAGGAAGCGTTGCTTGCGGCGCTGAAAGCGAAAATTGACGAATATGGCGGTGAAGCAGATGGGTAAGAATCAAACAGGATTATCATTAGAACAGGTCATTGAAATAGCGTCAAAGACAGCGGTATCAGAAGCGCTGACCTTTTTGGAAAAGGAAAAGAAGCGGCAGCAAAAGCAAAAACGGGATCGCCGGCTTCGAAATACGAAGTTGCTTCTTCGGAATTACCGATCGCTGAAGCTGCACTGTGCGGATTTGCGAATGGAAATTGCAGACCTGGACCAAGAACTTGACCGAGTACTTGAGGCAGATGAATTGGACACAGACGCATTTGCAATTGAATCAATTCGAAGAAGCAAAAAGCGGACGCTGGCCATGGTTAGCTTCGTTGACCGCATGCTAGCTGTCTACGAAACGGTCTGCCAACAATCCGGCAAGGAGGAGGACCTTCGCCGATTCCAGACCATCTATCAGATGTATATTTCTCCAGATAAAAAGACGGCCGCGGAACTGGCTGAGAGGCACTACACGAATATTAGAACCGTGTACAAAGATGTCGATAGCGCCTGCAAAACCTTGTCAGGACTGATATTCGGTATTGATAGTATTACATTTCACTGATTGACAGCGAGGGCACTTTTTAGACATTTACCGCGCAATACGGGTGTGTGAAAATGGTAGTAAGCCAAAATGGCAATACCCTATTTGACGGGTAAGCCTAGATTACCTTGGCAGCTTCAACCTGTTTCATCCTCCTTTTTCGCCCCGGCATTTGTGTCGGGGGTTTTTTTGTCATATGAAAGTGGTGATTAGATTGCTGGAACATACGTCAGAAGCTAAGCGATTTTACAAAAGCGCAGCATGGCGTAAATGCAGAGAGTCTTATTTTACGTCACAGCACGGACTGTGCGAGCGATGTAGTCAGCCGGGGTTGATCGTACACCACAAGGTTTATATTGATGCGCAGAATATAAACGATCCGGCTGTTACATTAAATCACGATAACCTTGAGCTGCTATGTCAGTCCTGTCATAACCAGGAACACTTCAAGCAGGCAGAAGCAGTGAGGGACGATGTTATGTTTGATGAGAATGGTGATTTGATTATGAGAGGAGTGGGAACGGATGGGACATGATCCCGGCAAGCGGCTGCGTCATGCAGGTGAATGGGCTGTCGATGAAATGAAAGTAAGAGTTGAATCTGAATCAGTTGCTTACTTGGTTTATGAAAGATATGTAGTCAACGCTTACAAGTATGAGAAAAAGGTCAAGCTTTCTTGGTTAGAAAAAAGAAAAGGCCTGAGCCTCAAAGATAAAATAAAAAACGAAATGATTTTGTTGAAACAAAAACTAGAATCAGAAAATAAAAACTTTCGAGAGCGAAAGCGGCTTGAACAATCCTTCCGGTAGGCCCCCCTTTAAAAAAGTATGGGGCAACTATTTTGGGACCGATGGGGGAGCTAAAGTATTATGCGCGCTACATCCTATAAGGGGTGTGGTTCGTTTTAGGTGGTGGAAATGAGGTGATTTACAGTGACTAACGATAATTTAACCAAAGATGAGCTGGTTAAAAAAGAAGTGAACAAAATTAGGCGGAGTCTCAAAGAGATGAATCCGGAACTAAAGAAAATCAATGAAAAGCTGATTTACAACGCAGCTTGGTTGGCTGTATCTCTGGATGATCTGACAAAAACGATGGACGAGTGCGGCGTTGTAGCAGAATACAAGAATGGCGAAAATCAATATGGCACGAAAAAATCACCGGAGGCTGAACTTTATACATCCTGGTCGAAACAATATGCGACAATCATGAAACAATTAAGTGATCTTTTGCCGAAAGATGGCGCGGGGAATAAAAAGGATGAGCTCATGCAATTTCTCACTGAAGGTGCGCGCCGATGATCGAGTTCGAAGAATATTTCGGTGGAATCTACGACGGAAAGATTGTGGCGTGCGAAAAGATGAAACGTGTATCTGCAATGCTACTCGAACAGTATCAAAACCCGAAAGAGTTTCACTTTGATCTGTCCATTGCGAATAAGCATATTGAATTTATCGAGCGGTTTTGCAAACTGCCTAGCGGTAAGATTGGGCAGCCGTTGAAGTTGGAGTTATTCCAAAAGGCACGTTTGCAAGCAACATTTGGTTTTGTGGATGACAACGACTTGCGGCAATACAACGAAGTGCTTATCATCGAAGCGCGGAAAAACGGAAAGACGACAGAAACCGCAGCTGTCGAGATTGATCTGCTGGTGAATGACAATGAAGGCTCTCCACAAATCTATAATGTAGCCACAATGCTCGAGCAGGCCAAACTGGGATTCAATGCGGCGCACAAAATGATTCAGCAGTCGCCGCTACTCAGTAAACACATCCGCAAGCGTTCAAACGACTTATACTTTCCGCACAATTTTGGATTTATCAAAGCGCTCGCCAGCAACACCAACAGCTTGGACGGGTTAGACGTTCACGGTGCAACGATTGACGAACTGTCGGCGATTAAAAACCGCGACGTGTACGATTTGGTTAAACAGGCGATGGGCGCGAGACGTCAACCGTTGCTGTTTACAATTACGACAAATGGATTTGTGCGCGAAGGAATCTTTGACGCTCAATATCAGTACGCGACAGATTTGCTATATGGCAAATTAAAAGAACCGAATTCGCGTTTCTTGCCGTTTATTTATGAGTTGGATTCTCGTGATGAATGGGACAATGAAGAAGCATGGATCAAAGCCAATCCCGGACTCGGCACAATAAAGAGTGTGGACTACTTACGGCAGATGGTCCAGAAGGCGAAAGATGATCCATCATTCCGTCCGACGGTCATGGTCAAAGATTTTAACATGAAAGAAAATGCAGCAAGTACATGGCTTACATGGGAAGAAATCGAAAACGAAACACGCTTTGATTTTGACAAGATGGGCTTCCGCTACTGCATCGGCGGATTCGATGCAGCCGACTCGGTGGACTTAAACGCCGCAAAAGCGTTGTGCATGCGCCCGAATGATCCGAATATTTACCTGAAGTCAATGTACTGGATGCCGGAAGATGCGCTCAATCAAATGACGCAAGACGGGAACAGGAACGAGCGAGACGGCGTTCCTTATTTGTTGTGGGAGAGAAAAGGATTAATCAGAACGTACCCAGGCAACAAAGTGGACAAGAAAGTGTTTTTGGATTGGTTCAGGGAACTGCGGGACGAACACGATTTATATGTGCTGTATATCGGGTACGATCCTTGGCATATTGACGACACATTACTGCGGGAATTCAAAGCGGAGTTTGGCCCGAATGCCATGATTCCAATACGACAAGGACCTGCCACAATGTCACAACCCCTCAAAGAGCTGAAAGCGGATTTAGCAGCTCACCGCATTGTCCACAACGGAAATCCTATCGACATGTGGAATCTGGCGAATGTCGAAATTAAATCGGATATAAACGGCAATATACAACTTGTGAAAGGGATGGACCCGCGCAAACGGATTGACGGAACTGTTGCGTTAGCATGCGGCTATATCGTACTAAGGGATAAACGAGATGAATACCAAAACATGATTTAAGGGAGGTGAGAAATTGGGATTATTCGATAAGATATTTGGCAGGAAGCAAGCCCCTACCACTACTCGTTTTGAAATGATAAACGACAATGGAGGCGGTTTTTTTTCATGGAATGGCGACATTTATCAGAGTGATATTATCAGGGCCTGTATACGCCCTAAAGCAAAAGCTGTTGGTAAACTAATCGCTAAGCATATTAGAGACAACGCGACTGAATTTAAGGTGAATCCTGATCCTTATATTCGCTTTATCCTAGAGGAGCCGAATCCGTTAATGACGGGGCAAATGTTCCAGGAAAAAATGACAGTTCAATTAGAACTGAATCATAATGCTTTTGCTTATATTAAGCGTGATGAATTAGGCTATGCTTCGGAGATTTACCCCATACCTTGTACAACAGTTGAAGTTGTACAAGGTAGTCAAGGTGATATTTTCCTCAAGTTCTATTTTAGAAATGGAAAGCAAATGACGGTTCCTTACACAGATATTATCCATCTTAGAAAAGATTTCAATGAGAATGATTTCTTTGGTGAGCACCCAGGTAAAGCATTGTCATCATTGATGGATATTGTTACGACTACCGACCAAGGGATTGTCAAAGCGATCAAAAATAGTGCTGTGGTGAAATGGATATTAAAATTCAAGTCCGTCTTAAAACAAGAGGATATAGATGCTCAAGTTGGAAACTTTGTAAAAAATTATCTAAGCATCGATAACATTAGTGGCGGGGCAGCTGCGACTGACCCACGTTATGACTTGGAGCAGGTGACGAACAATGCTTTTGTTCCTAGCTCCGAGCAAATGCGAGAAACAACTCAAAGGATTTATAACTTCTTTAACACAAACGAGCAGATAATTCAGAGCAAATACACTGAGGATGAATGGAACGCCTATTACGAATCAGAAATCGAACCCTTAGCTATGCAGTTTGCAGGTGAAATGACCCGCAAGCTTTTTTCTCGTCGCGAAAGAGGGTTCGGAAACAAAATTATCTTTGAGGCTTCCAGTCTTCAATACGCCTCCATGTCCACCAAAATGAATCTTGTTCAAATGGTGGATCGTGGAGCCATGACGCCTAATGAATGGCGTTCTATTTTATCGTTAGGACCAATAGAAGGCGGCGACAAGCCTATAAGAAGGTTGGATACAGCGCCGGTCGCTGTAAATGTTAACGCTAAAGGGGGTGAGGACAATGGACAAGACGGAAACGAGGGAACTGGTAACGCAAGCGATTGAGATCAGAGAGGATGAAAACGGCAACAGAACACTTACTGGATATGCGGTTAAGTGGGAAAAGAAATCCGTCGTTATGGGATATTATCGTAAATTCCGTGAACAGTTTAGACAAGGCGCTTTTTCGGAATCCCTGCAAAAAGATGATCAGCGTTTTTTATGGTCTCATGACACTTCAAAAGTATTGGGCAGAACAAAAAACAATACACTACGTCTAGTCGAGGATACTATCGGGCTACGGTTTGAGCTAGCTTTACCGAACACTACCTTAGGTAACGACACATACGAAACAATAAAACGCGGTGACGTTGACGGCGTGAGTTTTGGATTTAGTATTCTGCCTGGTGGGGAAGAAATCGAAGAACCCGATGACGATCTTATGCTCAGAACTGTAACAAAAGCTAAATTGTTAGAAGTTAGCGCCGTAGCATTTCCTGCTTATCCGGACTCGGAAGTGAGCGCGAGGGGCTATGATCCTTATAAACAGTATGTGGAGGAAAGAGAGCAAGAGGCATTACGCAAGAAGTTAATTTTAAAAACTTACTTATAAAGGAGATCGATAACATGAAACGTTTACAAGAAATCTTAAAACGTAAAGCGGAAATCCGCGCAGCACTTGAAGGTGGCGAGAAAGTTGATTTGGATGCTTTTGAAAAAGAATTGCGTGAGCTTGACGAAGAACAAAAGGAAATTGAAACTCGTCAGCGTCTACTCAAAGAAGCCGGTGAAATTAATGACGGTACTGCTCAAGAAACTCGTACTATTCAAACGTTCAGCAGCAAATCTACAGGAGAAGAACGCGAAGAGGTCTCAACAACTGATTCGAATGAATATCGCAAAGCATTCATGGACCTTGTGTTACGCGGTAAAAAATCAGACATCTTAGAAACCCGCGCTATTTCCGGAACAGGACTTGCTGATGTGGGAACGGTTATTCCACAAACAGTGATTAATCGCATTGTCGAGAAAATGAAGTCTTACGGACAAATTTACTCACGTATCACACAAACAAATGTAAAGGGCGGCGTGTCCATTCCGACATCTAACCTTAAACCTGTCGCCACGTGGACTGATGAAGGTTCCGTTTCCGCTATTCAAAAGAAAACTACAGGGGAAGTTACTTTCTCTTACCACAAACTGCAATGCCGCGTGGCCGTTACGCTTGAAGCGGATACAGTTTCAATGGATATCTTTGAATCTGCTTTAGTTGATAACATCTATGAAGCTATCATTGTTGCTCTTGAGCAAGCAATCGTTTCAGGAACGGGCGTCAAACAACCTCTCGGCATTACGGTTGACCCGAGCGTAACAAATACAATTTCTGTATTAGCTGCCGATGTAGCGAAATACACAAAATGGACAGAAATTATTTCTCAATTACCTCTTTCTGCAGAAGGAAAAGTTGCTCTCGTCATAACTAAGACTGATTGGGATAAAAACATCCTTGGCATGGTTGATGCAAACGGACAACCTATTGCCCGCGTGACGTACGGGCTTGAAGGTAAACCGCAACGAAGATTCTTGGGTTATGAAGTTATTCTTGTTGAGGATTACCTCCCAACTGCTACTGGTGCAGCTGACAACGAGGTCTTTGCATTCTTTGCTGACCTTAAAGATTACATGCTCAACTCAAACCTGCAATACACTTACAAGAAATACTTTGACGACAATACTGACGAATACATCCACAAAACTACACTTATTGCAGACGGTAAGCTTGCGGATCCGCAAAATGTGTTGTTGATCAAGAAAGCTCCAACAGTTTAAGGAGTGACGTAAATGATGAAATGCTTAGTTTTACAAACTTTTATTGATAAAGAATCAGGAAAAGGTTATTACGAAGGCGACACATACGAATCAAGCGATTCAAAGCGTGTCGCTTTTCTTGTGAAAGAAGGTTTTTTGGGTAAACCGCCTAACAAGGCCCAAGAAAAGAAAGAGACGGCTAAAAATACAAAAGAATCAGAACAAAAGAGTAGTAATTAACAAGGAAGGTGATATGCATGATCGGTTATAACCCAAAAGGCGGTAAATTACAGACCGATACATCGATGGATATAGACCGTGGTTTCGTTGCTCATTATGAAGTAGCGGCTTCTGACGCGACAGCAGCGGATATCGATGGAATCCATATAGCGGTAGTTGACAGCGGAGTTCAACAGGAAATTACAGATGGCATTACCCAACCGTCTGTACCGCGAAATATTACAGCGACAGCCGGCGGCACCGCGACTGATATCGGAGCTATACAAGTTATTGTGGAGGGCACTAATTTTGCCGATGAAGTGATTACAGAAACACTTCCTGCTTTCACTCTTGACACTGCCGGAACCGTTACAGGAAACAAAGCTTTTAAGACCGTTACGAAAATCACCATTCCTGCACATGATGGGCCAGGAGCGACGACATCTATTGGTTTCGGCGAAAAACTAGGGATGCCTTATAAGCTTGATCGAGATACTGTACTGTTTGCTCACCGAGATAACGTCAAGGAAGCAACAGCGCCGACGGTCACGACATCTTCGGTAGCGATTGAAGATAACACATTTACTTTGAATAGCCCGTTAAACAACACAAAAGTAGACGTGTACCTGGTGGTGTAGGCGATGTTACTTGACGATATTAAATTATCGCTACGCATATCCCACACAGCATTGGACGGTGAAATAAACGATTTAATCGCATCTGCCCGACAAGATTTAAAAGTGTCGGGCGTTTCCGCTTTAAAAGTTGATGAGACAGTCGACGTTGACCCTTTGATCAAGCGAGCAATTATCACTTATTGCAAAGCAAACTTCACTGCTGACAATGCTGATTCTGAACGCTTTCAAAAATCGTACGATTTACTCAAAATGCACCTGTCATTAGCAGGTGATTATAAATGAACGACATTACTTTCTTTCCGATCGTCACGACCATTGAAGACGAGTTAGGCCAGGAAACTGCAACAGAAGTTTTCAGCAGACAAGTTTTTTGTGAGAAAAAAAGTGTTCCGCAGAGTGAATTTTTTCAGGCAGGTCAAAGCGGCATCAAGGCTTTTGTCGTATTGATTGTCTACACGATGGACTACCAAGAGGAAACAAAAGTAAAATACCGCGACAAGGAATACAGTATTTACCGCACGTATGAACGTCCAGATGAAAAAATCGAGCTTTACTGTGAGGTGAAAGCCGGTGGTTAAGATTGGCGACTTGTCAAATGAGATTGCTAAACAGCTGTCTCGATACACAAAAGATGTGGAGGATGCGGTCGAAGTAGCAAAAGAGGAAGTAGCGAAAAATGCGGTTGCTGAATTAAAAGAAAAAAGCCCTAAACTGACAGGCCGTTACGCGAAAGGCTGGGCTCTTAAAAAAGTGGACGGCCGTCATGTTATCTATAACCGGACTGATGGACAGCTTACCCATTTGCTTGAATTCGGCCATGTGAAAGCCGGCGGCGGGCGCGTTCCGGCGCGTGTGCACATTAGACCGGCAGAAGAAAAAGCGATTAATGAGTTTGTTGATCGTGTCGAGAAGGCGATTCGATCATGACACTGGCAGAATTAAAAAAAATACTAGATGCTGCAGGTTATCCTGTGGCTTATTCGCATTTCACGGCAACGGCGACGAAACCGATACCCGATCCGCCGTATATTACGTATCTTGTCTCTTATTCGTCAAACTTCATCGCGGACAATAAGGTCCATAAGAAAATAGATAACGCTCAAATTGAGCTTTACACTGTCAAAAAAGATCTTGCAGCTGAAAGTAATCTCGAAACGGCTTTAGACAGTAATGACATTCCGTACCAATCCACGGAAACGTTCATCGAATCTGAAAATTTATTCCAAAAAATATATGAAGTGAGGTTGTTTTAGATGGAAAATAAAGTAACGTTTGGTTTAGAAAATGTACATTATGCCCCATATACAGAAAATACCGGTGTAATCACTTACGATACACCTATTGCTCTTCCGGGCGGGATTGAACTGTCATTAGAGCCACGCGGCGACATGGTAGAGTTTTATGCCGATAACATGCTTTTTTACTCCGCATCAAACAATCAAGGTTATGACGGCACGTTGTCACTCGCTAACATCCCGGCGCAATTTGCTATTGATGCACTAGGCGAAGAAAAGGACGAGGTAAACGGCGTCTTAAATGAGATTGCGACAGCAAAAGGGAAACCTTTCGCGCTAATGTTTGAATTTGACGGCGATGCAAAAGCGACTCGTCACGTTTTATACAACTGTACAGCCAATCGCCCAACCGTCGCGTCCACAACAAAAACGAATACAGCCGAACCGAATGCGAACGAATTAACTTTTGTTTCAAGTCCAATTTCGATTGACGGTAAAATGATGGTTAAAACAAAAACAACATCGACTACACCGCTAGCTGTGTACGATGCTTGGTACACTTCAGTATTTAATTCGATTTCTGATACAGTTCCGCCTACCGTTACTGTATCGCCTGCTGACGGAGCTACAGCAGTCGCTGTTGACGCTAACATCGTCTGGACATTCTCGGAAGCAATTCGACAAGCTGATGTTACAGGAGCGAACTTCTTTGTCACAGATAACACAGGTGTGGAAGTTGCCGGGGCACTTACTGTTAGCACTGATCAAACCATTGTTACCTTTAATCCGACAGCCAGCCTTACAGCTCTTACTGCCTACACAGCGATCGCGACGAAAAACATCAAAGACCTTGCGGGTAACTCACTTGCTCAAAATAGTGTAACAAACTTCACAACTGCGTAAAGGGTGATATAGATGGAAAAAACACTAACCATTGACGGAAAAGAAGTACGGTTTAAGTCAACAGCGGCTACGGCTTTGCGCTACAAAGCACAGTTTCGCAAGGACTATTTAACCGACATTATTAAGCTTTCATCATTAGAAAAGCTTGGGAATTTAAATAGGGACAGCGTAACATCAGATGATCTGGAAGGAATTGATTTTGAGGTCATGTATAACATTGCATGGGTTCTTGCTAAAACTGCTGATCCGAATATTTCGGACCCGATCACGTGGCTTGATGGATTTGAAGAATTTCCTCTCATGGACATCATACCGGAGTTAACCGAGATGGTTACGGCGTCGATCGGCACTAAAAAAAAATAGATGAAAAGCAGGGAACGTCCGATGGGGAATTTTCTATCGAAACGTTCCTTGTTTTGTGTCGCAAGTGTGGATTATCTCATGAAGATTTAGAAGAAATGACGATTGGTATGTGCCTTGATTACATCGATGAATATTTAGAACTGCAGAAACCATCAAAAGAAAAAGCGAAAAAAGCCAGTCAGGCTGATTTTGACTCCTTTTAAAAGTGAGGTGAAAACATGGCTGATAGAATTAAAGGGATTACGATAGAAATCGGATCTGACACGGTCGGCTTACAGAAGGCTTTATCTGGTGTTAATAAACAATCCACAGCTTTGCAAAAAGAATTAAGAGACGTCGAACGGCTTCTTAAATTTAATCCTGGCAACACAGAAGCCTTAGCACAAAAACAAAAGCTTCTTTCTGATCAAGTGTCCGTCACCACGGATAAACTAAATCAGTTAAAACAGGCCGAACAGCAGGTGCAAGCGCAGTTTGCATCCGGGAAAATATCGGAAGAGCAGTACCGGGCTTTTCGCCGGGAGATTGAGTTTACGGAAGGCACTCTCCAAAAGCTGAAAAATCAAATGGCTGGCATGCAAGCTGAACAGGAGCGTATGGCAAGCTCCACGCGTCAGTTGAATACACTGTTTGATGCCACTGGAAAAAGTGTTGATGATTTTGCGGATTCGCTTGGTTCAAGGCTCACGAATGCGATTAAAAACGGTACCGCGTCCTCCAAGCAACTTGATGAAGCAATCAGCAAAATTGGACAAGAAGCGCTTGGCGCCGGTGTGGATATAGATAAAATGAAGCAAGCCCTGTCAAAAATAGATGACGGGGCTTCTTTAAAATCTGTCAAAAAGGACTTAAATGCCCTTTCTACAGAGGCTGGTGAAGCTAAAAAAGCCATCGGTGATATGGGTTCCGAAATCCAAAACGTGGCGGGTGCTCTTGTAGCAGGCGGCGGTCTGGCCGGTGCAATTGACCAAGCTTTGGATGTTTCCCGCCTCAATACGAAAATAGAAATTTCGATGGAGGTGCCCGAAGCATCGAAAGCCGCCGTGAAAGAAGCGATTCGCGGCGTGGAGGCATACGGGGTTGATGCGGAAGCGGCGCTGGAAGGCGTCCGCAGACAATGGGCGCTGAATAAAGATGCTTCTGATGAATCCAATGCCGCTGTTGTAGAAGGGGCCTCCTCAATTGCGGCTGCTTATGCAGGAATTGACTTCACGGAACTCATTCAAGAGACGAATGAAATTTCAAAAGCTTTAAACATATCGAATGAAGAGGCATTGGCTCTCACAAATTCACTGTTAAAAGCGGGATTCCCGCCGGAGCAGATCGACATCATCGCCGAATATGGTACACAGCTTAAAATGGCAGGCTATGATGCACAAGAAATACAGGCGATCATGGCGGCAGGGGTTGATACCGGAACTTGGAATATTGATAATCTTTTAGATGGTTTGAAAGAAGGACGTATTCGAGTTGCTGAATTCGGCCAAGAAGTCCCGAAAGCCTTAAAAGAGCTTATATCCGGTACGGACATCTCCGCCAAACAGCTGAAAGAGTGGGGGAAAGCAGTAGCAGCTGGCGGCGAGGGCGGATCCAAAGCCATGACAGAAATCGCTACAGCTCTTCAGGACGTGGATGATGAAACAAAAAGGAATCTTATCGGTGTCCAAATATTCGGGACCATGTACGAAGATCAGGGAAAAAACATCATCGACACTCTGCTAAATGCTCAAAATGCAACAGTCGATTTAAAAACGAGCCAAGATCAATTGAATGCGGCTACTGCACAATTAAAGGCAGATCCTGTTGTCCAGTTAAAGCAAGCTGCGGCAGACCTGAAAGTGGCACTGGAGCCGCTGCTTGTTATCATCGCTAACGTTGTATCCGGCCTTGCTTCATGGGCCTCTGAAAATCCAAAACTGGCGGCTACTATCATAGCAATTGGAACGGCTATCGGTATTTTAATTGGGGCATGTATAGCATTGGCCCCGACCTTTATCGCCATATCCACCGCTCTTGGCGGGGCAGGAGGGGCGGCGGCTCTATTTGGCGGGGCGTTAGCGGCTTTAACAGGTCCTATCGGACTGACCGTTGCGGCACTGGCCGGACTCGGCATAGGTGCAGTTGCAGTTGCCAATGAGCTTAAAAAACCATCACTTGAGGTTGAGATTTTCGGCAATAAGGTATCAGAGAGTACGCAAAAAGCGGTAGGCGGATTTTTGAATTTGAATGAACAAGCGACTGCCGCATTAAATCAGCTGTCGTGGAGCGGTCAGACCGTTACTGGCGAAATGGCTACAAATATCATCGCTACTTTTAATCAAATGGGTACGCAGATTTTAACGGAAATGCAAACGAATCATGCTGCACAATTAGCTGCTACACAAACCTTTTTTGCGACCAGTAAAACGTTGACGGAGCAGGAAGAAGCACAAATTGTAGCTAAAGTACAAGAATCGCAACAGCAACAGCAAACAGCCATTTCAGAAGGTCAAGCAAGAATAAAGGAAATTTTAACGTTAGCAAAAGAGGAAAAAAGAGCGATTACCGATGCCGAACGTTTGGAAATTAATAAAATTCAAGAGGAAATGAAAGTAACAGCTGTCAAGGTCATGTCTGAAAGTGAAGCAGAGCAAAAGGCGATCCTTGAAAGCTTGAAATCAGAATCAAGTAAAATTACGGCCGAACAAGCGGCTGAAGTGGTCAAAAATGCTACTGATCAAAAAGATAAAGTTGTGAAAGAAGCGAATTCACAATATAAAGATTCAGTTGCTGAAATCATCCGCATGCGGGACGAATCGAAAGTGATTAGTAAAGATCAAGCCGATAAGCTTATTCAAGAAGCAAAACGACAGCGTGACGAAACGGTTAAAAATGCGCAAGAAACTCATCAGAATGTAGTAAAAGAAGCCCAAGCTCAAGCTGACGAACACGTTAATAAGGTTGATTGGGAAACCGGACAAATTAAGTCTAAATGGCAAGTAATGAAAGATGATGTCTCCAGAAAAACGCAAGAACTGGGTACAAACATTTCAAATGGCTGGAATGATGCTTTAACAGCTACGAGAAACAAAGCAGAAGAAATTAGGATCACCGCCATAAGTAAAACTACAGCAACCGTAACGGCTGTCGGAAATAAAATGGCCGAGGTAAAAGATAAGGTGTCATCGGGCTGGGACAAGGCACAAGCGTATTTATCCGGTATTGATTTGGCTGGCATAGGGGCGGATATTATTAAGGGTTTAGCTAACGGAATGGGATCAATGGCTTCTTCAGTGTGGAATAAGGCACAGGAAATTGCCGATGGTATCACAAGACGAATCAAAACAGCTTTAGACATTAATTCTCCTTCCCGTGTGATGAAAGGAATAGGGGAAAATGTTGGTGAAGGTCTGGTATTGGGGATTGAAGGGACTACTGATAAACTAAATAGCGTTATGAGTAATGTCTACGGAAGTATAGCCGGAAGTGCTGAGAAAATGATGAGTCAAGGTGTCCAATCAAGTAACTACAGCTATGATCAGTCTAAAACATATCAACCGAGCATCACGATCATAAATCAAGCTTCGGACGCATCGCCGTCTGAAATCGCAAGAAAAGCATTACAAACTCAAAGACAGTTGGCGATGGAGTGGGGGATGAGATAAATGTCTGAAAAAATTACATTTACTAATTCAAGAGGACAGTCAGTTGACATCGCAAATCGGCCCCCGTATCTCCTATCGAACCCTAATGGTTTAGGTGACGTAAATGCGGATATTCAACGGCAGAAAGCCCCATTGCAGGACGGATCGACTTTCATTGATTCTGTATTAGATGAGAGAATCTTGAATTTTGAAGTCGCGATAATTGGTGATAACGAAGCAGATGTAGAAGAAAAACGAGTGTATCTTGCTTCTGTTTTCAATCCGAAATTAGGAGAGGGACTGTTAAGATTCAAAAATGAATACGGCATAAAAGAGATTAAAGCTGTTGCGGACGGCGTTCCAACCTTTCCAAGTGGTACAGAAAATAGAGGTAGAACCTATCAACGCTCTATAGTCAATTTAATCTGCCCCGACCCCTACTGGAAATCACTCAGCGTCACAGAAGAACCGGCATTCGAGGGATTGTTTTCTTTTCCTTTCGAGGGCGAATTTCAGATGGGCATGCAGCGCGACCGGCGGATTATCAACAACGACGGCAATGCCCCGGCTCCTTTGCAGGTGGAGTTTTTCGGACCTGCGCTCAACCCTAAAATCATTAATAACACGACAGGCGAATACATCAAGGTGAACCAAAACTTGTTAGAAGGTGAAATCATGAAAATCGACACAAGCGATACGAATAAATCGGTTGTGTTTATTGGCGTGGACGGATCTGTGCGGAATGTGTTCAACTGGATCGACCTAAACAGCACATTTTTTAAATTAGTCATCGGTGAAAACGATATTGAATATACAGCTGACAGCGACATACAAGGCGCAATCGTCAATATCAGCTACAGCAAACTGTATACAGCGGTTTAAGAGGAAGGTGAGAAAATGCAGATTTATAAACTATTTAACAGCGCCCCGGGCGACCCCCGGACGTATCAAGCCGCAGACTTTGCGTCTTATTTCGGAGATGTGCTGTCCACGGGATTGTTGCACACCGACAATATCCCTGCCTTGCAAGTTAAATGTGAGGGGACAGACTTACGCACGTATGTGGAGCCGGGCAAAGCACTCATGCAGGGATACGCCTATGAAAATACAGCTAACGAGTATTTAACACATGCTCTGCCTGAGGCAACACTCGACCGTATTGACCGCATCGTTTTGCGGTTAGATAAAACCAATGCAAATCGTTATATCAAGCTGTTTATCAAGCAAGGTTTAGCGGCAGAAGCACCCGTACCGACAGCTTTACAGCGGGATGCGTTTATCTATGAGTTGTCGTTAGCGCAAATAAGAGTAAGAGCCAACACGAGCGTCTTAGACCCTGCTGACCTTATCGATGAGCGGCTGGACGAGCAGTTATGTGGCTTGGTTTACTCATTGATTAGTATTCCCACATCGCAGTTTCAGCAGGAATGGGATGAATTTATGGCCGGGATTGAGGCATCAGGATTTACCCCTGTACCGGACTTTAACGCACACGTTGCGGATTATGTGAAGCATCCAGGCTTTGGCGTTACAGCAGGAACAACAGCAAACACCTACGAATTAAACTTAAATCCCGCACCGACTGCATATGTGGATGGAATGAGCGTTTCTGTTGCTATTCATGCTGATTCTACAGGTGCCTCAACACTAAATGTAAATGGGTTAGGCGCTATTCCGCTAAAAAAAGCAAACGGAAATGACGTGACGAATTTAAAACTGAATGGAGTCTACACCTTCCGATACATTGCCGCAACCGGAAATTTTATCTTACAGGGTGAAGGGGGGAGTGGTAACGCGGTAGCTGCGGACCTATTAAGCGGGAAAACAGCAAGTACGGATACAGGTGATATTGTTGGAACTATGACGAACAGAGGAGTCGTTAACATCACGCCTAACACAGTAAACCAAGTCATACCGGCAGGTTTTCATAATGGGAGTGGTATAGTGGCTGGCGATCCTGATTTGATTGCGGAAAATATTAAATTAGGGACAGTTATATTTGGTGTTACAGGGAATGTGCCTCCCATTTTTTTAGCTGGTGATGCTGTTTTATATTTAGATAGTGGTCAATACAGCAATACAACAACCACACCAACAAAAGTAGGGAAAGCATTTAGACCAACCGCCGCAGGAACAATAAGGGTTAGCTTAGAATTAAGAGCAAGTAATGTTAACAATCCTGTCGCGGCCCAAGTTTATAAAAATGGCTCGCCTACGGGAACTACTTTCACGTATAACCCTAGTAGCACAAGTGCATGGGTAAAATTCACGCAAGATATTATCTTTTCTGCTAATGATGTTCTGGAAATATATATTTGGTGCATCGGGAGTTTACAAGTGGATGTTAGAAATATTCAATGGCAGATAAATCCACGTTCTACATTCAGTTAAGGGGGAATTGAAAAATGGTAGAAAAAGTGCAGTTTGAAACTGAAGAAGAAAAACAACAAATTATTTTCAATAAATCAGCAATGTTTTTAATTGAAGAACAAAGATTGTTCGAGGGTAACTTTTTGATTTTTTCGGATGTTTCTCCCGAAAAAGAAGTTGTTTATGTAAATCTGCCAGCAGAGGAGTTAGAAGCGATAAAAATAATGGCAGCACAACAAGAAACAGTTATTGAAGAATTAATGTTTATCATCATACCTGAACTTACAGGAGGAGGAATTTAATGATGGCTATGTATATTGCGCAAAAAATCATGGACGGAAAACAGGATTATAAATATGTGTTTAGCATTTCGGTGTATCAACGTTACCAAGGAGATGTGGACGCTATTCTAATCGCAGAGGGTCGGCAGGATTTAATCGGAACGATTGGCTGACAGCAGGGCCATAATGCGTCTTAGTATTGTCGCTATTTGTCGAACGATCTTTGTAGGATTTACACTCCTTTTGCCGAATTGAATAGGTGAAGGGAGTGGATTATGTATGATAAACAGAGTAGTAAATATGGATCATGAGATGTACAATGACGGGCTGTATTTTACAGAACAGGCAACCAAAGAGACTCATTTTGGAGACATCCAGAGGTGCTATCGTTTTGCGGTGGTAAGCTTCGCCTCTTCGTTTGAGTCTTTTCTCAATCGGAAAATAAAAAGGATTTTAGTAGATGATATTAACAAAGTGGATAATGGGGAATATCTGCTCGGATTCTTAAATCAAGGGTTCGAATTCTCTAAACTCCCCAATGAGTTGAGGACAATTGATAGTAAGTTAGAGCTTATGGAGAAACTCTTAGGATTAAATAATGGGGAACTCAAAACCACTGAGTTTATGACTTTTAACAAAGACATTATTAAACTTCGTAACGCGATTGTTCACTATTCACACAGTAACTTCTCGACTCTTTATGAAAAAGAACTAGGCGCTGCCGCTTCGACGGGTGCCAAACTATTAGTAAGTACAATTTCCTCTTTTTGCGATATTTCATGTTTGGAGTTTCCTCCATTCTATAATAAGGAGAAATACGAACCTATCAAATAATGCCGATTGCTAAGCATCCTTAATTGGGTGCTCTTTTTATGTCCAGAAAGCGAGGTGAGCACATGCTGCCATTACGAATCATCGATACAAGTTTTAACCTGATCGATGAAATCACTCGATACGAATCCCTGCAGATCACACGCAGATGGCATGGTATTGGTGTCCTTGAACTCAAAATCAACCGGTACATTCGCGGTGCCAATCAGCTATTAAAAGACCGGATCATCTTTCCACACAATCAATTACACAAATGTTATGTCATTCTTCACCGAGAAATCGAACTGGACGAAAAGGGAAAAGCCACAGAAAACTGGATCGTGCGTGCTCTACCACTCAAAGCTTGGCTGTCCCGTCGCATTACCTTGCCTCCATCCACAACAGCATACGACAACAAGCAGGGTGATGCAGAGACAGTTTTAAAACATTACGTGGACCGCAACGCGGTTAATCCGGACGACATAAGCAGGATCATTCCGTATCTTGTGATTGCTGCTAATCAATTACGAGGCCCGACAGTCAGCTGGCAGTCAAGATTCAAAGTGTTGTCAGAGGAAATGGCGGAAATATCACTTTTATCCGGAATTGGATGGAACATATCGCTGGATGTCGTAAATAAAAAATTTGTTTTTGACGTAGAAACAGGGCGGGACTTGACGACAGCACAGTCGATCAACCCGCCTGTTATTTTTAGTCCGGATTTTAACAGTCTGAAGAACATGTCATATGTCGAATCCAGCCTCAATTACAAAAGCATGGCGTATGTGGCAGGACAAGGTGAAGGCATAGAACGCCGAGTTATAGAGGTTGGCATGGACACCGGATTAGCCAGGCATGAGTTATTCGTCGATGCGAGAGATGTGGAGGAAGAAATACAAGACCCAGCAGGGGGTGCGGCGACAGCGCGTCCGGAAGCGGATATTATCGCAGATCTGCAGAATCGCGGCAATCAAAAATTAGCGGAACATGCCGCTGAAATTTACTTGGATGGGCAGGTGCTCACGAAGTCACCTTTTATATATGAAGAGGACTATGACCTGGGAGATGTGGTCACATTGCAGAACAGGGAATGGGGCGTGACGCTCGATGCCAGAATTACTGAAGTGAAGGAGATTTATGAGCGTTCTGGCAGGCAGATTGAAGTTGTGTTTGGCAACCGACGCCCGACGCTGATTGACAAGATCAAGCAGGAGCTGAGCGGGATGAAACAGGAATTGACAAAATAGAAAGAGGTGCATTATGCAGCATAATACAGACACTTTATATAGCACGGTAATCGGAGGGAGCTCAGCGGCTCTCGCTTATTTTGTTGGAGGAGTTGATCATTTGATTACGGCACTGGGCATTTTTATGGCGATTGATTACCTTATGGGCTTAATGATTGCCGTCGGTAATAAAACGCTGTCCAGTGAGATCGGATTTAAAGGCCTTATGAAAAAGGCAGGCATGATTCTGGCGGTCATCGTAGCAGTACAGCTGGACTTAATTTCGGGCACCGGAGGTCAGTTTATGCGGAATACCATGATCATGTTTTTAATCGGCATGGAGGGAATCAGCATCATCGAGAATCTTGGCCATCTCGGTGTGAAGGTGCCGAAACAGATTAGTTCGGTGTTCGCTCAGCTTAAAGAGGATAACGAAAAGGCCGCGGCGCCGATCGTCAAAGTGACAACCGAAACGACGATCCAGCCGGAAGAACAGGAGCGTGAAGCGAAATGAATCCAAAAGGCATTGAGTTACACCCCGGTCACTGGAAAAACACCGGTTCCGGGGCGAATGGACTTATCAATGAGGTGACGGAAGCACGCAAGGTGACAAAGCGGGTGTATGGGATTTTGCGGGCGCATAAGGTTCCGGCAACCTATTTTGAGGATAACACCTCAAGCAATCAGCAGCAGAATCTTAATGCGCTCGTCAAGCATCATAACCAGGACCGTGACGACCTAATTGTCTCCGTACATTTTAACGCGACTGCCGGCGTTGTTGAGGGGAATATCGGCACGGAAGTACTCTACTATAGTGAGCAGTCGCTTGCCGCCAAAATCGCAAAGGCAATCAGCGACGCAAGCGGTTTAAAAAATCGGGGAGCGAAGCGGCGGACGAATCTTGCTGTCCTTACACAAACGTATGAGCCGGCTGTTTGTACTTCATCCACAAGTACTGTACCAAAAGAGGAGGAAACCAAATTGTATCAACCTTCAGCACAAGCTATTACAAACTCAACTAGGGTAGTATTAAACCGACTTGTTGCAAAAGATCCGGGTGGTATTGATCCGTCCTGGATTAAAAAACTTGATGAAGGCAAGCTTACAGAATCGGATGCGTTGGGCCTAATCTTTGTGGCGATCGAGCGCGGACTAATCCAGGGGCAGAAGGAGTAAACAGCAAAAAGCCCCGGTGCCGGCCGGGGTTATTCTTCATTATTGAGTTGCAAAGAATACGTTTTTAAAATCCCCATCCTCATATCCAAGTGTAACTTTTTCGCCAATTTTAACTTGGCCAACAAAATTACCGCCAGATGTACCACCACTATAAATCTCTTCGAACAATTCGTCAGGAGTAACAACCGATATCATTTCGTATGTTTTTCCGTCCTCTGAAATAAAATCAAAATCCCCGTTTGAAATTAAGAAAGCGAAATCTTCGGTTCCAGCTTCTTTCACATTCGCCTCAACTGTTACCATCATATATTCAAATCCATCAGCAGGATCTTCATTAAATTCATTTTCAGCTTTTAAAATATCCAATACTTCCTGGCCGCGCTTTACTTCTTTGATTGTAATATCGACTGTTGCGTCAAATGAATTTGACTCCTCATCATAAATGTTTCCAGTGATTGTCGCTGTGCTTCCAAGCGGAACCGGATTAGAACGAGATCCAACTTCTTTGCTTTCAGCAGGCTCTTCCTCTGTTGTTTCTATTTCTGTACTAGCCGTGTCACTTTGACTGTCTGAATTATCCGTTACCGTAACTTCTGAATCTTCATCGCTGCTTGAGAACATAACAAGGACTACGAGCAGTAGAAAAATAACGACAAGTCCAATGCATCCAATTTTAAAAAACTTACCCATTTTACCCACACCTTTCTAAATATGTATAAAACCATTGTACTATAAAAAACTTTTCGGAAAACAAGCAATTGTTCGACACCTTTCGACAAAAAAGAAAACCCGCCCATATTTACACTGGACAGGTTAAAATGAATAGAAAAGTTTCATCTATGATTATTTTTACACAAATTTTACACAAGTAATGAAAGAAACTCTTTTAAATCAACGTCTTTCTTCTTATTATATACGTCCTCCTGGGACTTATAAAGGTTCGAAACTGCCGGAATCGGCAATCATAAAAACCCTGCGGTAACGTTGGGGCATCC